TATTGAGCCGTTAAACCAGCTTCTAATACGATATCGCTTTGAACGATAGAGCTTTTCGCAAATGTCCAGTTAGCAAAAGTATCGCGGTCAGCTGTAAACTCTCTAAAAAATAGAGGGTAGAGTTGAACTTGAAGTTTCTTGTCTGGTGTTGGTGTAACGTTTAAAATACATGGTTTAGTAACTACTAATGTTGCATCATCTTGTGAAACAAGGGTCGCAATAATAGTGCGTTGAATATTATCTAGGAATGTTACGATTTGGTTATCTTGGCTCATATGTTTATATTAATATAGTTTTTGTTTTAATCAAGGTTATTGGCGAGGGAATTTAAAATAAGGGTGCTTTACGTCAATAAGACGTTTATCTAATAACTTCTTACTTGATGCACGAGTCGGTACGATGTCCCAACCACCGCGACGAGCATAGAAGCAAGTTACTAATAGTTCATCTGGTTCTAATAAGTCCCAAAGACGTTTATAAGCAGCTTCACAGATTTCTTCGTGGAAGTGACATTCATTACGGAATGATACGATCCATTCTAATAAAGACTTTTCTGTAACAGCTTTAGATCCTTTATAATAAATGAAAATATCGCCTGAATCTGGTTGTTTAGTAATCTTACAGTTAGACCGTAATAATGTACTCATACAACGATACGATACATCAGTAATTTGATCGTTTACTTGTAATAGTTTTGCGTCTTCATTAAATACAGTAAACTTAATCTTTTCTGCACCTTTAGACTTTTCTAATACAGGCCAGAACTCTTGGTTATAGTTATTATACCAAGCATCGCGTTGAACATTAGTTTCTTTATCAACTGTTTGAGGAAACAACTCTACTTTAACATCAGTCTCTAATAATAAAGATAAGTCTTTAGAAGCTGTTTGCTTAATGTTCTTAAGTACTTCTTTAGTATTCTTACCCATTTTCTGCATATTAAATGAGTTCCAGTATAGCTTCATTGACTTAGACTCTACAATGAAGTCGTTCTCAGCAGAATAAACTACTTTAGCAACACAAGTAACGGGTAAACCGTTATCTGTTAATGCACTACATTCATAACCGTTCCAAATGTCGTAACCTACGAAAGGTAAGAAACCGTTCTTAAGATCAAGATGGGTACGGTTACGTTGGCGCTCTTCACGCACCAAAATCTCTGGTGTGTAAGTGGTAGGAGAGTCAACTCTCTGACCAAGTACTTTGTCAATATTATTAGTATTATAGCTCATTGGTGAAATCTTTCTTTATTATATTAGATATTGTTTTTACTCTATCTTCTACTGAACCCATTACATAAACAAGTTTATTAGCAGGCATCGAATGATGTTTAAGATAGAAATCAAACTGTTTAACAACTCCGTCAAATAACTCTTTTTGAGTACTTCTTTCTCCGTCATCTTTAAGTTCTAGTTCAGGTACGATATAAAAAATCCTGTCATAAACCTTTAGCAACTCTTCATAAACAGTTAAAGCTGCTTGATATACTTCTTTATTAACCTGTCCTTTTTCATAAAAATAAGTTGTATAAGCAATACCGTCTAAAGCACCTCTATCTAGGATCCAGTTACCCGGAGTTAGACCATACTCTAAATGTCTAGACATTACCAAGTATTGAGTCAACGAAGTACCACCTTCATTAATAGGTACATTAAGCTCTTTTAAACCTCTAGTAAGATTAGTTCTAAATGAAAAATGATAATCACTAGAAATAGTGATATCATCTTTAAGAGCTTTTACTAACGTTGTTTTACCTTGTGAATGAGCGCCACAGATTGCAGCTTTATAGTTTGTTCTCATAGTTTATTATTTAATAGGCTTTTGCGCATAAAGCCAACCCAATTTTCGATTGCTACTTTATGCAACTTACCGATATAATCATTTAAACTATTAAATTCGTTGTAGATATTCTTGCTGTAAAACTCTTTCTCTGACACTACTTTACCAGCATCTACTTCTGGTATTACTTCGTGAATAACGTGACCGTGTTGATAGTAAGGTCTTTCAGCATGACTGAACCATACTTTAGCTTGTGGGTCTTTACCTTTTAGTTCAGGAAACTTAGTTATAAGACCTGGATGTCCATTATAGATTTTAAATCTACCACAGATCTCAGGTGGTAGTATACGAAGATAACCGTGAAGTGTAATAATATCGGTATGTCTAATAGCTTCTCGATATTCTTGTACAGTCGGCTTCTTAGGTAAAAATATAAAACGATCAAAACATCTCTCTAAGAGATTAGGATTAATCTTGTCCATCTCTTCAAAGCTTTTATTAGTTATGATTGCATCAGGAAACCTACCGATATTTTTAGATATCTCATATATCTCAGATCCACTCTGAGAAAAAAAGGTTTTCCATATTAAGGTACGTTTCATATGTTTAGACGATACCCTATTGTATTATCACTAAAGAAAATTACAAGTGTAAAGTCAACAATACCGTGTTTTATTAGGTAAGGTTTGACGTCAACAAGTTCTCTTACCGGGAGTTCTTGATTACGAATACAATCCCAAAAACAATAATCCCTAATAGAAATATTATTTGCCAAGAGGTGGGGATAATTAGCATATACAGAATTAGTTATAGTTTCTAGTGTTGTCATCCATTAACATAGTTTCTAAACTGAATCAGATTACTTGCAATGATTTTTTCTTGTATTTCATCTGGTACTACATCTAAAAGATCTACAAGCTTAGTAGACTCTTTCTTCCAGTTACCTATTGCATCAGTATATCTTATTCTTTTAATACCGTGCACAATAGGAGATGAAGTATCTAGCGTTTCTATCCAGTTATATTCAGGTCCTTGATAAAAACTAAACTCTCTAGGGTGTGCACAACCTAATAAGTGATGAGGTTTATCTTTATTAATAATACCGTCATTCATTAACTGAGTTAAAGTTATTACTCTACCCATCATATAAGATACCCACTTGTTAGGGTGTGGAAATAGTTTAAGATAATACGAATAGTCGAATGAAATAGCTAACTTATCTACATCGATTTCTTGATCTAAGGTTACATAACATTTAACTAGTTCTGCGTAAGTTTTACCTTGTACCACGCCAATAGTTTTAGAACTACTAACAAAGTCCCACTCTCTCCATAAACATTTCTTAGCAGATTCAATCGTACCATTACAATCTTCTAGTACATCAGGTATAATATACTCTGTAGGGTTTAACTTTTGTATCCAGTGAGCATAACGCTTAGGATCAAAAGATGTACCTAGCTCAAATATAGAGTTGTCTAATAAAACGTGTCTACCAGCTTTAATACTATCTTCAAAGAACTTATAGTATTGCGGGTGAGTTTCAAAGAGGTGCACGAGTGCATAGCAGTAATCGTTGTATGTACGAGAAATCTCGAGCATACTTAAAGGTGATTCATGTGATATTTTAATCATGAGAATATGTCAAATAGGTCTGTTGTTACTTCGTTAGTTAAATCTGGTAATCGCCAACCAATAGCTTCATATACAGCTAATATAGGCGGTTTTATTATTGTATCAAACATTTCAATATAGTCTACTTTAAACTCATTAAATTCAGGTGGAAAGTTGTAAGGATAACAAAGAGTATCGATATTATACTTGTTTGGTGCAATATAAATCTTCTTAACCTTACCACCGGAAGTAATACGTTCGTATTTTGTTTCTAAATGTAAATGCTTCAAAAGCTGATTATACCAAATAGCACCTTTAACGTGGTTTGGAGTACCGGTGCCAACTTTAAAGCCATCTGCTTTAACTTCATACTTCTCTAAGTCACTGAGACCACCACGAATAGCGATTTCGTCAACGTGTAATGTCTTAAACGAATCGTAAACCTCTTTATAAAGACTGTTTGCCTTTATTTGATCCTGTGCTATCAAAGAGTTTTCAATAACCTTCTTAATCAGTTCTTTTGCTTTCTTCGGTGTAGTAGATCTAGCGATTTCAACACCAACGTATTTAAACTTACTAACGTTTGCACCTTCATCGTTTAACACGTGAATAATGTAACGTTTTTTCTGCAAATAAACGCCTACGTCGCAAATCGATTCACGTTTAAAAAAGTAACGAGGGTCAGTAGACTTAAACTCAGAAGCAGACCAACGTTTAATCTCGTTGTTTAAGTACGTACCAATTTCTTTATCGATTAAATCAATACCTTCTGGTGTTACTTTACCGTTAGCAAATAACTTTATCTTAAGCTTATCAACAATCGGTTGAATAGTAACATGAGTGCTGTCAGTGTCGCCATATATATTAAGAGAAACGTTAACACCGTATCTTTCTTTAGCGTATGTATCAAGGATGATACCTGCTTGCTTAACCACCGACTGGCCAGTAAGGGTAATGCTACCAGCGTGATCACTATCACAAATAGGGCTAAACTTATTAGCAAAAACACCGTAGATAGAGTTGAGAAGAATCTTGATGACATGCTGGATGGTGTCAGCTCGTTCCATATTAAACTTACACGTTTTGTATTCATCTGTGTCTGGGGTTAAATTACTTAGCTGTTTCTTATACTCAATGTACTGGTTCTTGTTTTTAACACGTTCGCTGTAAAGACCGTCAATCAACGAAGGTACAACACCTTTCTTCTTCTGTGTATACAAAACGTTAGCTTTAGATATAGCTAGCTTTTCAAGTTCAGCAAACTTAGCAAACTTTTCGTTAGATAGTTTATACTCTTTACCACTAGCTAATAACAAAGTAGTGTCGGTATCGTCTTTAGCTATAATCTTACCTATCTTAGTTTCTGGCGATATATTAAGAGTAATGATAGTATTAGGGTACAGAGAGTTAGCATCGTAACTCACAATAGCAGTCTTTAAACCGCGTTCTGGATCTCTAACGTAACCGCCTTCGATTTCATCTCTAGTAGGACCAGACACGAAAGTAGGTATAACCATACCGTGTTTATATGCTTCTAAAGCAACACAACCGGTAACGATTTGTACTTTACCTAAAGCCGCTTCAAACGAGGTTAACCCTTTATAAGCCAACATACGAATGATCTTAAAGAACTGTAACTTCTTTTCCATTCGTACCAATAGGTCAACGTCCTGAATATTATAGTCAACAAAGTTGTTCCAATCGTCTTCTGATAGAGAGGCTAAGTTAGTAGCATTAATAGCTAGTTTACCTTCACCTAACTCATGCTGTGCTACAAAGTTTAGTGCATAGGATTCTAATAAACCACGTGCAAAGCCTTTGTACACTTCCATATAGTCCATAGCTGATACACCGTGAATGTACCAACGATCTAACTCTTGACCCTTAACAAAGATACCTTTACGGCACCAAAGACTTTTTAATGGTGATAAGCGTTTAGCAGCGTTTTCACCTAATAAGTTGTTAACACGGTTAATGGTATAAGGAAAGTCGAAAAAGTCTGTATTCCACCCAGACAAAATGTCGGGGTAATAATCGTTTTCCCAAAACTCTAAGAACTTATTAAGCAAGTCTATCTCACCACTACACTCTGTGTATACTACGTTTTTACGAGAAGGCGTGTAAGGTTTACAACCCCAAGTATAAAACGTTTCAGATAGGTTATCGTATATTGTTATAAGATTGATAGGGTGTTTAGCATCCTTAGCTTCAGGAAACTCATCTGGTGAGTAAACTTCGATATCGAGAAAACAAACCTTTAATGGGTTAGCAGAAAACTCAGGCTTTTCGTAATCATCTCTAAACTTCTCAATAAGAAACTGTTGTTCTACCTGAATGTTATGATATAAACGTTTAATAGCACCATCTTGTGCTGCTTTATTACGTTCAAACGAGTTCTTAAACACTTTCTTCTTTAACTTAGTGTTAAAGATAGATAACGCATCATGGTTATCCATATTAGTCTCTACATAAAAATAGGGACTATACGGAGTCTTAGTAACAACACGTTTACCGGTTTTGTCCCAGGTAAACAGGTAAGCTAAACTTTCACGAGAGTTATAATATACGTTACGATACACAAAACATATTATGTACCATCTTACTAACTAATCAAGAAGGAAAGTAAACTTTCATATGCTCTTCAATGTGATCTTCTAACCAATATTTGGTTGCAACCTTACGAGCATCATCCGATTCATTCAAGTACATTCTACGATCTCTTAAAAGCTTCTTAGCTAAATCCATCATTTCATCAGGTGTGTTGAACCGTAAAGGAGCAACAGGGTCTGTGTTGTATGGTGGAGCATCTTGACACAAGCAAGGAATACCTAATGCGCCAGCTTCAAGATACTTGATAGGTGCTTTAGCATAGTTAAACTTATTGTTTTGTAAAGGAGCAAAAGCTAAGTTAAGATTTAAAGAATCAAACGTGTATGAATAGTTATAGAGTGAAGTCCAACCTATATATTCAATATCTCCGGATTGTACTAAGTCTTGTAAAGCGTAAGGGAAACCACCCATAAATATCCATTTAAACTCTTTACATGTTTTACGAATAATAGGCAAGAATGGATCTAAGTCATCCTGTAAGCCAGGTACTCTATCTACATTTAAGTGAGTGGGACTACCGACATAACCGATACGTGGACGTTTTTTGTTACGATCAAAGTTTTTTGTTACTTTTTGTTTGCTGTAAAAACGGTCCATCCAGAACTTCGGTAAATAGTTAGGTAACACTATTGCAGGTACACCAGTCTTTGCGGTATAATAATCTGCCATGTACTTGGTTGGACAAGTAATAGCATCACATAACCTAATAATCTCAATAGCTGTTTTACCAATAATAGGATCTACGAAAGCTGCACGAGACTTATTGTATAACGGGATATCCTCTGGGAAAATAACGTCGTCTATCTCGTAATACATCTTAAACTTGTTACCCTTATTAGAAGTATCTCTTAAGAACTTTGCAAACTCAAGTTGTGGCGGGGTTACTTGACGCTGTATCTTAACAGATTTAACTTGTGCATAGTATCTAGGATCTAAAAGCATCATTGTTGCGTTAGTAATAACGCCTTTACCGGAAGAGTTAATTAAGGCTTCTGGCCAATGCATTCTCCAAAAACCACAACCACCATGATCAGCAGCAAAGCTCATAGCTGTATTAGCTGGAGCGGCTGGAGATGCACTCTGTGGTGTAGCACCAGGAAAATTACTATTAGGTGTTGGTACACCTAAAACTGGTGCACCAAATGGTAGAGCGGGAGCGCCTAATACGAAGGAATTATTCATTATTAAAAGTTGTAGATCTTACTGTTATGCCGTTTTTCTTTTCTAGATATATGATTTCACCGCTTGTACAGTACTTCATACTTTCCTTGCGGTGTGATATTATATACACTGCCTCTTGGTACTTTTCCACTCTATCACGTATTATATCCAATACTAACTCAATACCCTTTTCATCTAATGATGAATCTAGTAACTCGTCAAATACTGATATATTTAACCATACATTAGCTTGTGCTCTACGGATATCTTGAAATGTAAATATCATTGCAAGGTCAATAGCTTTACGTTCAGCTCCAGAAAAGTTAAAGTAACTACACTCTACTCCACGCTCGTTTGTAATAGTCTCTTCAAAGAACTCATTAAACTTAACTGTGCTATTACTTTCAAGTCTCTTTAAGTAGAACGCAAGTCTAAGGTTTAATACTTCAAGTATCTTTTTAACAATAAACGACTTTACACCTTCTTCAGATGTAATAAACTTAGCTGATTCTATAATCTCTATTTTAGCTTGTAAAGTTGTAATGTTGTTTTTAACTTCGGCTATTCTGTCTTCAATCTTCTTAATACTATCTGCATAAACGTTATCATCAACGTTTAGAGCTTCTAAGTCTACTACTAATTGAGATTGCCATTCTTTAAGCTGATTTAAACGGTTATTAACGCTTTCTACTTCTTTTTTACGAATGTTAAAATCGTTTAGTTTTTTCTGCATAGCAGAAATACCTTTTTCGATTTTATCTACATTAGCTTGTGCTTCAGTTAAACGAGGTTTTTCTGTTTTTAATATCTCTGTGTATTTAACTATCTCTGCTTCACAATCTGCTTTATCTTTTTCATATTGAGTGTTAGCAGCTTCAGCAAGATCTTTACCACAATGAGGGCATTTACTATCTACCTTCTTAAGCTTTTTAATACGGTCATTATTAAGCTTAATATGTGTTTCTGCTTCAGTGATAAGTTTATTAATACCAGCTACTTTTTTATCATGCGTTTTTTCAGCATCTTTAAGAGTCTGAATATCTGTTTCTATCTTCTTTTGAGCTTCATTATCTACTGATTCGAGTTTATTAACGCGTTCATTGATTAAAGCAATCTCTTGCTCATTATTACGCTGACGTGTTAATAGTACTTCTCTACGCTTCTTCTTACCTTCTTCATAAGCATCTCTTTGCTTAATGTTATCTTGTAAAGATCTTTCAGTTTCATTAACTTTAGTTAACTCAATATCTAGGTTACGTTTAGTTTCGTTAAAATCAAAACGAGCAATACTTAACATATTGCTAAACACTTCTAAATCAAGTATACCCTCAATAAACTTACGCTTCTCAATCTTCTTCTGAGCCATAAACGGCACAGTGGCGTTAATAGTCATTATAACACTATTTTGAAACACTTCTGATGAAGTATTAATAATATCTACAATGTATTCTGTAGTTTGTGGTACACCTGAACGTGTTTTATCTTCTCCGTTTACAAAAAGAAAACATTTAGTAGGGTTTAACGTGCGTATGATCTTGTATTCAGTTTTTACCCCGCTAATATCAACAGTAAACTCTAGCTCTACTTCACACACATCTTCTGGATAGAGATTGTTTACGATATTTTCTTTTTTTAACTCTCTAATAGTAGAACCATACAATGCAAAGTGAATAGCGTCTGCGATAGTCGACTTACCAACACCATTTGCACGGTCTGCCTTGTCCATATTACGACCGGTAATAATATTTAAACCTGGCTTAAAGTCTACAGTAACCGGGCGCTTGCCTACAGACAAGAAGTTAACGATCTTGAGAGATTTAAAGAATACGTACTGCATTAGACTGTATTATAGTCTCTAAACTAAACTATTCAACGTATCTAGCATTTTTTTAGCCACAGCAACCGTTGTACAGTTGTTGTACAGTGCAGTTTTAAAGCTATCGATATGCTTTTCGTAGACATTTTCTGGTTTTTCACCGCTGTTTAAGTCTTTAAGTACATCCGAACATTCTTTCTTTGGAAAGTACTTTAACGTCAAATCTGGACATTGATCAATATTGTAGAATACTGGAATACACCCGTTACCTAGTATTTCGTAGTGTCTCAAACAATCCCAACCTGCTTTTTTAACTGTTACACCAAATCTAGCTTGATTGTAGTCGTTGTAATAGTCTTTTTCATTCTTATAAATGTAAGTGCTCTTGTTTAAAGGTGTAATGTATGCAGCATTCTTAACTTTATTTGTATTAAAGTTAACTTTACAAGTAGGTATAGCAAAGTTTATCGGAAACATTCTAGGTTTATTAAAAACAAGCTCTCGTTTAAAATAAGGTATACCTTTATTGTATATAGGATGAATATTTGTTTCATCTTCACCATCAATAGCTACGATTTTATTAGTAGGGTAATACTCTAGTATTTTATCTATATAATCATTACATCTCCATATAGATCCGTATACAATAAGATCGAAATACTTGTTTTTAATCTTAGATGTTATATCGGTACGGTCAACTTCTAAGTCAGGCAACACACGAGTGACTGTCATACCCATACCATAAAGCTTACTAGCTTTATCTTGCGGGTAAGTGTCATAGTTGTGTGCTTGTTTATTAAAATCTATAACATCAGCACCGTAAAGCTCTTTAAGACCAATCAGCACAGCATCGTTCTGATAGTCTACATGGTCACCTTTAGTTAGATAAAGTATTTTCATAGAAACTTTAATAAAGATTTAACTCTTGCTGTGGCGGTATGTAGCTTTGAAACTTTGTCAAAACCGGCTTGTGCTATTTTCAGTCTTTCTTCTTCATGAGAAGAATAATAGTTAACTTTATCGATACAATCATCTAAGGAATCGAAATAAACTACTTCTTTACCTTCTGTAAATATTAAATCAATACGAGTGTCTTTATCTGGTCTATCAGCAATAACCATTCTATTAGCTAACATGCCTTCAAATATACGGCGTGTTATCTCTTTATACTGACTGTTTTGTAATACGATTTTACCTCTTCTTAGGTAAGAGGAATGTTCGAGAGCATGTAAACCACTACGAGTATCAAACCTGTTACCTAAACGAGCTCTTACGCTTTGAAAGAACTTATCAGATACATCTCTTGTACACACAGCATCTAAATCAGGCTCAATATTGTACACGTTATCAGGATACATAGCAGTATCTGCAAAGTGTGGAAACCACATTGCTTTGTAACCTTCACTAGTATAGCGCTGTACACATCTAATATCTGGAGATATAATAAAATCAAAATTACCTATAGTAGCTTTTTGATGGTTGTAGTTAAAGCTCTGAGGGTCATCTCCGGACTCTAATACCCATTTGGCAGTAGGGAACTGACTTTTAGTTAGAAGCGGGCTACGAAACATACCATAGTCAAAGTTAATAATAACATCTGATACGAATACTCCTGTTTTAGCTTCTTGTAATAGCTGTTTTATACCATCTTCAGTGTACTGTTCCTGTAGATTCATTGAAGAGTAGCATTTGGTTTTATGACCAGCTGCTTCAAACTCTCTTTGTAAGGCTATTGAAGTATTCCAGACATCCTTAGGGAGTCTAGCGTATAGAAACGAAATATTCATTTATAAAGTATATTCTTTAAATTTTTTAAAGCCACCAGATTTAAAAGGTTCTTCGTTGTTCCATTTTTCACCAAGCAATGTACCTTGATAGTTCATATTTGCTGGAGTGTATTCTGTTCTAGCTGAACCATGCGCGGAAGTACCACCTACTTTATGTTTAACTCTAGCACTGGTTAATACACCGTGTAGTAGTTTGTTTCTTTCTAGGCACATTGAGTAATCGTTGTCTTGATAGAAGAAAAAGAAACGTTCATCTAAATAGCCTATCTCTTTAAATACACCACGTCTTGCAGCAAACACACATCCAAATAGGTGTAAAGATGTTTCATAACCATAATAAAGCTTACTTTCATTAGGAAAGTATAACTTGGTGTGTCGGTGCCAGTCTCTATCAATAGGACTAATAGAACTGATAGCAGAGTTTGTTTCAAACTCTTTTACGATATTTTGTATACAGTTTTCTTGAATAATCAGATCGTTATTTGGTCCCATTACAATATCTGCTTTGCAATGACTCAAACCAATATTGAAGAACTGATTGTAGTTAAACTCGTAAGGTGGTATAATGACTTTAACTTTGGGTTGTTTATAGTCTCCGTTAAAGTTCTTATTAGTTTCAATAACAAATATATTACTAATAAGATTATCAGCTGTATTAATGTAGGAATCAATACATCTCTTAGTTACTTCAAAGCTCTTGTCATCGTTAACAAGAGACAAAATGATTACATCAACTTTGCTCATTTATAAATCTTTCTACGTCAGGGTGCCCATCATATTGATGGAATACAGCTGGTACGTTTTTACTATTCCATTTCTTTTGTTCTTTTATTTGTGCCATATTTAACACAGTAGTCTTAGGTCCTATTTCATACCTAAACTGATCAAAACGAACGACTTTGTTAAGTATTGCTTGATCTATATTAGGGTAGTTACCTACTTTACCTAGAATAACTGCAGTGTCTAAGCACATTTCTTTTAAGAGGTCAGTGCATTGTGCTCTCCAACCAAGTATGGCACCACCGTTAATGATTTCGTATTTTTGCAACAAACCGTATATATCTTGATTATAGCATAAGTTTATCCAGGTAGTATTGGTTTGACAGTTACGTATTGTTTGACCTTCACCGAATACCATTGGTTTAACTGAAACAAAATCAAATACATTTTTGTTAAAATAAACATCAGTAAAGTCACATAAGAAGACGTTATCAGCTGTAGAGATCTTACTACAATAAAGATAAAAGAATATAACTTTAAGAGTGTAGGGAGATAGTGTTAGATCGGCATTATACTTCCTAGCCATTTCTCCAGCATCAACAAACTTACAGTTATTAATCTTTAAATAATCTAAAACATCTTGTTTAAGGTTGTAACCGATGACAGTAGGATTATTACCAGATTTAACTGCAGAATTAATAAAGTTTTCTATACCTTTATTAAGGCTATAGTTTTGTCCATATGTAATGATTTCGTTCATTTATTTTTAATCTGCTTAAGTATCTTTACTACTTGATCTTGAGTGTATATTTTTGGTTCATTAGGGTAATGACCATGCTTCTTTAAGTATAACTCCCGACCACCGTAAACATTTTTATGCCATTGTTCTTTCTTGTTTGCTATAGATGAGTTATCAATAGCTCCTGGAGCTTCTTCAAGATACTTTTCACTATCTGCTATATCAGCAAACCACCAGAAAGGAGGGTGATAACCGGCTAATGCAATACGGTACGTATGATCTACGTGTTCCCAAGCGTTATAGAACTGTTCGTCAATATAACCTACCTTTTCGAGTACTTTTCGTGTAAAGAACGAAAACATTGCTACAGTATGTTCATATAAAGCGATTTTTACATTACCTGGATATTCAATAATCAAACGAGGGTTAGGTGGACTCTTTTGATCAAGTAAATGTCTATTGTGTAAGTCAAACTGTATTTTTTGCTTACGATTAAATGGTGAACCAGGGCCGTAGTTAAAGTGCTGTATACCAGATTCTTGATATGCTTCAATGTATTTCATGAATACGCTCTTATCTTTAATAAGCATATCGTCTTCGATGATAAAAATATAATCACAACCGGCATCATATAGATGCTTCATTGCTTTATTTTTAGATTTACCCACCCCTAAGTTAACTTCATTTTGTAACCAGGTACCTGGTATGTCTATTTGATTTTCAGCTTTACCGTCATTAACCACTACTAACTCGTCTACAACATCCATAGGAAGTGTAGCGATTAAAGACTTTAAGTAATCGTTTCTGTTACAGGTGATTATACCAACACCAATTTTCATGTTAAAAATACATCCTTATATTGTGTAATTACAGACTTAGGGCTAAATTTCTCTGTAAACATGTCCCAGTTTTGACTACGCAAATACTGTACATCTAGACCTTTCATAATATTAACTAACCCACTATAATCATGATATATTATAGCTTTATTACCTAAATGATCCAAATGTGCTACGTCGTATCCAGAGTATCCAGTGCCGCTCCATGTCATGATAGGCTTATTACAGGATGAAAACTCTCCTACTGATAGCCCGAACGTTTCACCTATTTGTCGTGCATGTAACATAATGTCACAAGCATGAATAAAGTTAAATATACCCTTTTCGTTACCTACCCATGGGAAAAAGATTGCTCTTTCATGGTTAATGAACTGATTAGTAGATAAAAACAAAAAGTACACATCTTTTCTAGTATTTAATACAGTTTGTACTGCTTGTATTACAAATGGTAAATCGAAAGACTCTTTACCACCGTGTCTACCTATTACTAAAGCATCTTTTGGTATGTTTAATGCGGCTCTAATATCTTTAGTAGGTTTCATACCTTGTATGATATGAGGTACATATGCAGAAAGACCAAACTTACGTGCTAATGCATTAGATACAGCAGCAAACACATCTCCGTGAGGCTGTTTACCATCAAATATATAATGAGTGCCTGTTTTACAGTTTTCTGGGTTAATCTGATCATTAGAGCCTGACTTCATCATTTGTATAAAGTCAATCTTCTGTTCTGATACTATTTTTTCGATTTGACGTTTAACATCTGCTGCAGGTGCTCTATTTGCATTACCGTTGTATTGAAATACTTGAAAGTCTTTCTGTATTCTAGGTAAACCTTCATTAGGGTCATCATGAGTAGTAATGTACACTACTTCATGCCCGAGTATGTCTCGAAGTGCTAAACCATAATCATATGGTGTTTTGCCTGTGCCTCTACCGTCAAATTGGTTTGAGTGTATTGCTATTTTCATTACATTTTAAGTGCTCTAGTGTACAAATCATTAACATATTGTTTGGTAAGATCTTTACCTTTAATATCCATAAGGTCTATAAACTCGCTAATAGACTTCTCAACACTAATGTTAAACTCTTTATTAGCCGCTTCTTCTATATTAACCTTACTCTGTTCAGTTACATCGTGTTCAATAGTAAACTCTACAGGCTTAATAGCTACTAACTTACGTACTATAGTTTCAAGTGTGATAGGATCTACTACCTTATCTACAACGAACTTAACAATGTTACCTTTAATAGCAGCTTTAAGAGTTTCAGAAGTATATGTACCGTCTGATAGCTGCGTATATTGTAAACGCATATACCTTGGTGATATATTGTTTTCGATAAACTTATACGTTAAATCTGAAAGGTCTAAAATATATAAACCTTTAGTGGTACCGAAATCACCCCAATCTTCTTGATATGGTGAACCTACATAAAGTATTGTACCGTCCTTGTATTTGCGTTCTTCTCTATGATGAAAATGACCTGTAATAGTTAAAGGTGCTCTATCAGTTAAATCAGAAGACTTTAAACCGTTAGTACATACCTTGTAAGAGTTCATTTTAAAACTATTAATCTCAAAATGACCTACAATCAAATCACATTTAGGTACTTCGTTTATATCTTGACCCCATGGACAAAAAGCTATTTTTTGACCTTGGAGTGTTTCGACTGTAAGTTTATCAACAACAGTAATATTACTCCAACCACGAAGAATGGAAACGGAATTAACAGTAGAATTATCCCGGTAATAAGCATCGTGATTACCCACGGTAATAATGATATTAAAATCACGTAATACATCAAAGATGTCAGTAACAGCGTGAAGAGTATTAACAGCAATGTCATTACGATCATGAAATATATCTCCTGGAATTATGATGTCTTGTATACCGTTCTTTTTAAACTGTTCAGCAGCCCACTTTGCGTGTTCTAAAGCAATCTTATGCCATGTTTCACTGTTACGGTGAACCCCATAGTGTGGATCTGAAAATATACCGACTTCTGTTCCTTTAATCTGCATGTTTATTGTTTGGGTTAACTGGATCGTCAATGCCTACACTAGGTCCAATGACACTATATACTTCTTCTTGATATGCTGCTAGTGTATCTCTCATACGCTTTTCTTTCTTAATACGAGAACGCCAACAGTTAAAAGCAATAGAGTTAAAATACGAAAATGGGTTAAAACCTTTGTCAAAGTTATACTTCTTATCTTTTAATGCATTAAACATATTGATAAGAGAATCGCCAATAGCTTCTTCTTTAAATGTATAGTTAATAAAGTTTGATGCATGTGCTAGTCCATAAGCAATGTTACGTATCATCACTGCAAGGTTATCACTCATTACATCTGTTTCATAGTACTTGCGAAGTTCATCAGTAAACTCTTTCGGGTTTACATAATAAACCTTCTTAGCTTTAGCAGATTCACTTAAAGGTTTTTTAGGTTTATCAGCTTTAGCTATTTTAGTAATCTTTATAGTAGACGGCTGTTCAGGCGGTTTCTGTAATAGTTTTTTCGGTAATTTTGATTTTTTCAAGGTCATAAAATTCTTTTCGTTTGTCGTAGTGCTTAATACCATAGATTAAATCGTCAACAATATCGACTAACGTCAATATGTC